GTATAAATACCTAATAACTACACGGAGAATGTATGCCAGCAGCAACTCGTATTGGTGATCTATGCAGTGGCCACGCAAAGGCAGCTCCAAGACCTAGTATACAAGGATCAAGTAATGTATTTGTAAATGGCATTGGAGTTCATCGTGAAGATGATGGCTGGGCAATTCATTTTGGCCATAGTGGCACTTTAGCAATGGGATCATCGACAGTTTATGTTAACGGTAAATCAGCAGGAAGAATTGGAGATCCAATCACTTGTGGATCTGTAGTAGCTCAAGGTTCCAGTAACGTCTTCATCGGCGGCTAAATTATGTCAAGATATACCAGAACATTTGCCGATATCGATCTAAACTTTATTGCTCACCCCGATACTGGTGATATATCGAAAAAGTTTGACGATAATGCTATCAAACAATCGGTTAAGAACCTAGTGTTGACTAATCACTACGAGAGACTATTCCATCCAGAGATAGGATCTGAGGTGAATAGTTTGTTGTTTGAAATGTTCACTCCGCTTACAAAAGCAATGATCATTACTTCAATACGAAATACTATTGAAAATTTTGAGCCAAGAGTAAACTTAATTAACGTCGATGTCCGGCCAAACGTAGATAACAATAGCATATACGTGTCGATAGTATTTGTGATTGTAAACACCTCAGAACCAATAACAGTTAACCTGATTTTACAGAGAACTCGATAATGGCTAACCAAAAGATTACAACAACCGCATTAGAGTTTGATGAGATCAAGGCTTCTCTCAAAGAATACCTATCCGGTCAAGCTCAGTATACAGATTATAACTTTGATGGATCTGGATTGTCCTTGCTTCTTGATGTGTTAGCATACAACACTCACTACAACGCCCTCTACACAAACCTTGCAATCAATGAGATGTTCATTGATTCTGCTTCAAAACGAGCAAGCGTGGTATCAAAAGCAAAGGAGCTTGGTTACATTCCGAGGTCTGCTACTGGGGCACTTGCAGTTGTAAACTTAACAATTAATGCAGGTACAAATACAGACCACACATATACGATTGGTAAAGGAACTAAGTTCACTACACAAGTGGATGGTGTACCATACGTATTCAATACCACACAAGCATATACATCGATCCGTACAGGGTCGCAGTTTATATTCAATAATGTGGTAATCAAAGAAGGCAATGAACTGACATATGCCTATACGGTAGCAGAAGGTGAGACATACATCATCCCCAACACCAACGTCGATCTTAATACACTAACAGTACGAGTTCAAGAGAACTCTGGATCCAATGTGTATGACACTTACACGCGGGCAGAGACTGTGATGAACATCAACTCTGCGTCATATGCATACTTTATCAAGGAAACGGATGAAGGCTTGTATGAGATACAGTTTGGCAATGGTGTTGTTGGTCGATCTCTTGATAATGGTAACTACATTACAATAACGTACATGACTTGTAATGGGTCGTTATTGAATGGAGCTAATGCGTTTACGTTTGCCGGAGAAGTGCCAAACAGCGGATCTGCTGTAGTGAGTACCATAACATCTGCTTCTAATGGTAGTTTCGCAGAAGATATAGAATCAATTAGATGGGCAGCACCAAGAGCGTTTGCGTCTCAGAATAGATGCGTTACTATTGATGACTATAAGACAATAATTAAGAACAACTTCTCTAACTCTAAGTCTGTCAATGTATGGGGTGGGGAGACTATGAGTCCACCTCAGTACGGTAAGGTGTTCATTTCCGTTGTTCCGGAGACAAATGATCAGTTGACAGTAGATGAGAAAAAATACATAATTGAAAGTATAGTTGGACCAAGGAAAGTTCTCTCTATATCAGCAGAAATTGTTGACCCGGAGTATCTAAAAATTGACCTCCGTATATTATAATCCTCAATATACAACAAAGACGGCAGGGGATATCGAATCTCTCACTCGTCTAAACATTGTCAACTACAACAATACTGTTCTGAATGACTTCAATTCAGTTCTTAAGTTTTCAAAGTTAAACAGTATCATAGATGGTACAGATAGATCAATCACTGGTAACATTACAACCGTCAAACTACATAAAGAGATTGTACCAATATATGGGATTGAATCATCATATACAATCCCATTAGGAAATCCAATATACTCCTCAGGGGTAGCAGAAGAATCTATCTTGTCAGGAGCATTTACTGCTGCCGACACAACAGAGACGTGTTATATTGAAGATGTTCCTGTCGACACTCTCAAAGGAACCCTTCGATTGTTTTACTATAACAACACAGGCGAAAAGATAGCTGTAAAGAATGTTGGTACAGTTGACTATGGTAGTGGCACTATGTATATAACTGGACTAAATATTATTAGTCATGATGATGAGAATTTCTCATTTACTATCAAACCTCAATCGAATGATGTGGCTTCAACCCAGCATCAGTTTGCATATATTGATGAGGCCTTACTAACAGTTTCGGCTATTGTTGATCTACCAACAGACCCATACAAGTTTACCTCCAGTAGAAGCTAATGGATATTCTACCACTTGTCGTTAAGAATCAGTTCCCTGAATTTGTCAGGGAACAGTATCCTGCTTTCGTCGAATTCGTAAAGCAATACTATAAGTGGTTGTCAGAGAACCACGGCGACCACCTCGAAACAATTAACGACATCGATAAAACGCCTGAACAGTTTGTTCAGTACTTCAGGAATCGCTTAGACGTATATGGTTTGTTCAATGACGCACCTGATCTCAAGTACATTAAAAATATCAAAGAGATTTACAGTGCTAAAGGGTCCGAAGCTGCTCTAACAAATCTCCTTCGCATTGTATATCAAGATGATTTGGCCTCGGTAAAGTATCCTTACGATCAGGTATTTAAAGCATCTAACTCTAAGTGGCAAAGAGAGAGCTTCATCACTGTTAGTAAGATATACGGCGAATTTCCATCAACGTTTGAATACTTTTATGTACGCGAATCAACTGGAGAAGACCTTCGCGTTAGATGTATACGATATACAGATATAGGTAATGATGAAGTAAGACTGTTCTTCAATACTTTGTACGGCATACCTACCTATGTAAATCAACTCGTCAATATTAAGAATAGTAACGGCGCAGTAATATACATTGGTTCTTTGATACCATCACCTGCATCAATCAATGTTATTGATCCCGGAGAAAAGTGGCAAAAGGGTCAAGTGTTTACAATACCAGGAACAGTTCTACCATCTCTGGCCAAAGTAATATCGACGACACCAACAGGCGGGATTATACATGCTGAAATTACGAAGCATGGGTATAATCATTCGATTACTTCTGGCACTGGACTGTTTATTGGCGGAGCTGCAGGGACTGAGTTCAATCGCGGGTTCATTGACACAACAAATAACTACATTGAGTTTTCTTATAATCATGGGCTTAGTGTTAATAGTCCTATAGTATTCCAAAAGATAACGAAAGACTCTGTTACACAAATAGTGGAAGGGACAACGTACTATGTCCATGAAGTACTTTCTCCTAAACAGATAAAACTCACAAACACTGTAGGTGGTGTTGTAATAGACTTCACTAGTGCACTAGTTCCTGTACCTTATGTCTGTACAGGACTTGTAGTTGGGACTGGTACTATTGATACAGTAACAAATGCAATTACGTTAGCCAACCATGGTCTAGCAAACGGCGACATCGTTGAACTGAAAACGTCGACCATTTACACAAACTTAATTACCGACACTACGCCAAGGTCTTTTTATTACGTTCAAAACGCTACAACAAATACCTTTACCCTAGCGACGGAAGGTCCTAGTGGGCCATTTGTGGACATTGTAGGCGACTCAGCAATCAACTTACTAAATGAAGAAGATTATTATGGTGCTCATGCAATCGTCAAGATTGGATACGACACAATCGTCAATCTTCCTGGAAGTTGGTTAACCAATAATAGCATTGTATCGGATCAAACGGTTCACACACAAGACAACCTATATTATCAGCAGTTTTCCTATGATGTGTTTAGTGAAGTTAACACTAAGAGTTTCAAACGAGTGTTACAATCACTACACCCAGCCGGTACCAAATTATACACTACATTTGATATAAGAGATAGTCTTGCGTTTAATATAACAGCAAGTACTGTATCAAAAGACACAGTACTGAACTTCTTTGATCAATTTAGTGTTCCAGTAGACTTGTTAACAAACAAAATACTTGAGAAACCACTTCCTGAAATTATTGCACTAACAGAACAAATTACTAGTAAGCTGTTAGTAAAACCGTTAACAGACTCCTCTACTCCAGAGGATAGTGTTGCAAAACTCATCGATAAACCTAGAGATGAGACGTTAGCAGAACCAACCGATTCAATAATAAGTAGGTTAATAATTAAACCTGTTGATGATACAGCTACATCTGATGATAACAATGTAGCTAAATTGATTACAAAGCCGGCATCTGATACTGCCACATCTAATGATAGTGCAGCTAAATTATTAGATAAACCTGCAAGTGATACATTATCAGCACCAACAGACGCGATAAATAGTATATCAGTAGTTAAACCAATATCTGATAGTGCAGTAGCAACCGAAGACCTAACTAAGCAAGTAGAACCTACTGGGTTACTTGAAACAGCAACAATGGTTTCTGCAGATACATCCTCACTAACAGTTGATATATACGACTCAGAAGCATACTTCTCGGAGTACTATAACGTAGCAGTTAAGACTCTAACCCTCGGATAAGGAGCATACCAATGTCCAACATTAACGAACTATTCACAATGAAGGGTGAGCTAGAAATCATCCTTCTAGGGCCTTCTCAGAATGTTAAACAACATATCTATATTCCAAACCTGATTGTAACAGCAGGTAAAAATGTGATGGCCAACTATTTGGCTAAAGGAACAACTATTAATAATGCGATGTCTCATATGGG